GGAAAGCTACGGGCGGCTCCATCCGTGGTGACGGTATCGCGCAACGCGGCAAGACAAAAGGACGGATGGTGTAATACCTTCCACCTCCAAGAAGCAGCATAACTTCATGGCTGCTATTGCAAATTCTCCAGCATTTGCCAAGAAAGCTGGTGTTCCTCAATCCGTAGGCAAGGACTTTGTGTTGGCAGACAAGGGCAAGAAGTTTGCAAAAGGCGGAGTACCATCTAAGGTGAATAACCAGGATACACGGCATGGAAAAATGGATATGCCGTTTACTAAACTTAGCCGGTATGCCGGCTTAAAATCAGGGGGTGATATGAAAAACATGAAAAAAGCAGGAGCCAATGCAATGGCTGCTATGAAAACTCAAATGGCTCCGCCGGTAATGCGGCAAAAAGGTGTAATGCCAGCTCCTAGCCAAGAAGCAATGATGAACGGTATGACCGGCATGAAAAAAGGTGGTGTGGCGGGTATGCACCCCATGCCCGATGGGAAGATGATGAAAAACTCAGCCATGAAAATGGGTGGTATGAAAATGGGTGGTATGGCTATGGTTAAGAAGGGTGGGAAGATGGTTCCTGCCTTTGCGGCTGACGGTAAGGGCAAGATGAAAATGGGCGGTATGGCTGGTATGAAGAAAATGATGGGCGGCGGTATGGCTGGTTACGCTAAGGGCGGCGTTATTAAAATGGCTAGTGGTGGCTCGGTAAGTTCCGCTTCCCGCCGTGCAGATGGCATTGCTCAACGCGGCAAGACCCGCTGCTGATATGAGACCCTCCCGTGGCATGGGGGACATAGCCCCCTCCAAGGTTCCAAAGGCTAGAACCATCAAGAAGAAGGATGGTGATCTGCCGGTATCTTTGTATGCCGCTGGTGGTCAAGCCAAGTCTAAAGTCAACGAAGCGGGTAACTACACCAAGCCGGGACTCCGTAAGCGCATCTTCAATAGTGTCAAAGCCGCAGCAATCGTAGGTACAGGCGCAGGGCAATGGAGCGCGAGAAAAGCACAAGTTATGGCTAAACGCTATAAGGCTGCTGGCGGGGGGTACAGAGATTGAAGGCTCCCCAACAATCCCTTAAAAATTGGGGTGATCAAAAGTGGCGTACAAAGTCGGGTAAACCATCCTCGAAAACGGGGGAAAGGTATCTTCCTGAAGCTGCTATCAAGGCCCTTAGTTCGCAAGAGTACGCCGCTACCACCAAGGCAAAACGTCAAGGTAAAGCGGCAGGGAAGCAGTTCGTGGCTCAACCCAAGAGTGTGGCTAAGAAAACCGCTGCATACAGGACTTAACTATGATGAAAAACAATACATCAGTAGCTAAATCTTTGAAGAAATCTGGGTTTTATGAGACAGGCAAAAGCAAGCCAGAACGGTTGCGTATTATCAATAAAGTCACAACTAAACCCCAGCGTATAGAAATGGTTGATAAGTTATTCCTAGCCAAGAAAAAAACCGCAGGAAATAAATAATGGCACTTAAAACCACAGATACAACGGACTTCAACCTAGACCTAAACAATCTGGTGGAGGAGGCGTTTGAACGCTGTGGTCAGGAATTACGCAGTGGCTACGATATGCGTACCGCTCGGAGAAGCCTTAACCTGCTGACTATTGAGTGGGCAAATCGGGGTATAAATCTGTTTACCATCGAAAAGGGGGAGCAGGTTCTGACCTATGACGTAGCCGACTACGACATTCCTGTAGATACGATTGACCTGTTGGATCATGTGATCCGTACTGGGACTGGAACAAACCAGACCGACATCAATATCTCCCGTATTTCGGTTAGTACCTACGCCATGATCCCCAACAAGAACGCTACCGGACGACCTATTCAGGTCTGGTTCCAGCGTAAGACTGGGGCTACAAGTGCCACCAACGTTATCCAGTACCCCCAAATCCATGTCTGGCCCAAGCCGGATAACAGCCAAACCTACACCTTTGTGTACTGGAGACTGCGTAGGATTCAGGATGCAGGAAACGGCATTAATGGCCAGGATATCCCTTTCAGGTTCTTGCCATGTATGGTGGCTGGATTAGCTTCACATCTGGCAATGAAGCTGCCAAACGTCGATCCAAACCGTATTGGGATGCTCAAAGCCGACTATGAGCAGCAGTTCCAGCTTGCCGCCGATGAAGACCGTGAGAAGGCTGCTATCAGGTTCGTCCCACGGCAGATGTTCATAGGCTCTTAAAATGCCGAATAACTTCGCATCCGGCAAGTTTGCGATAGCGGAATGTGACCGCTGCGGATTCCGGTACAAGCTGACAGAACTGAAGAACTTGGTTATCAAGACCAAGAACGTGTCGATCAAGGTTTGCCCTACCTGCTGGGAGCCGGATCAGCCACAGCTTTCCCTTGGGCTTTACCCCGTTAATGACCCACAAGCTATACGCGAACCCCGTCCGGATACAAGCTATAATTCTTCTGGAACCAGCGGGTTACAGCTTACCCCCGGCGATACAGGTTACCCAGAAGGTGGCAGTCGCATATTCCAGTGGGGTTGGTATCCGGTAGGTGGGGCGGCAGCAAATGATGGAGGTCTTACTCCCAACTACTTGACCTCGGTAGGGGTGGTGGGAACGGTCATGTTTAACGTGGCGGCATGGGATGCAACAACCAGCTACGCCCAAGATGATTCTGTTTCATACAGTAGTGGGTTTTATCTGGCGATTAAGGCAAGCACCAACCATGTCCCTACGGACATAACTTACTGGGTAGCTAACTAGGAGATTCAAATGGCAAAGATGGATATGGCGAAAGACAAAGCCATGATAAAGAAGGCTGTTAAGCAACACGATATGCAACAGCATAAAGGCAGCAAGACTTCGTTGTCACTGAAGAATGGTGGCCCGACATCTATGGCTATGAAGGCTGTTGGGCGTAACATGGCTCGTGCAAACAACCAGCGGGGGCGGTAATGACTAGAAATGACAAGGCTGAGTTCTTTGGTTGGGGCGATAAGAACCCCACCAACAAGTACACCCAACCCAGACCGAATACCAACACTATGCCAGAAGGTTCGGGATACCCGCAGACTGGGATAAAAACAACTGGCATCAAAATCTACGGCACACGCGCTGCGACCAAGGGAACTATGGCCCGTGGGCCGATGGGCTAAACGATGAATTATTCCACGCTGTTTATGACGGTCAAGGGGTATCTGGAAAACGATTTCCCTGACGTTATTTTTGCCGACAAGGATGCGTCAACGACCTCCGCTGCTGCTACTTATACTAGCGTGGAGCAGGTCAACACGTTCATCACTCAGGCAGAGCAGCGCATATTTAACAACGTCCAGTTCCCTTCGTTGCGTAAGAACGTGACGGGGTTAACTACGGTAAATAACAAGTATCTGTCCTGTCCTTCGGACTTCTTGGCTTCGTATTCGATGGCTGTTATAGCCCCGACAACTGGGGCGTATTCATACCTGCTGAACAAGGATGTAAACTTCATCCGCGAGTCCTATCCGGTTCCAACTGATACTGGAGTGCCAGCGTACTACGCCCTGTTCGGGCCTAACTCCAACGATGAAGCAGAACTAACCTTCATGCTGGGGCCGACCCCTGATGTAGCCTACACGATGGAATTGCATTACTTCTATTACCCGGAAAGCATAACAATAACGACTTCAGGCACAACGTGGCTTGGGGATAATATTGACTCTGTTCTCCTCTACGGATCGTTGGTTGAGGGTTACACCTTTATGAAGGGTGAAGCCGATATGATTGCGTTCTACGAAAAGAAGTATCAGGACGCATTGATGCTTGCCAAGCGTCTGGGTGATGGTCTTGAGAGACAGGATGCCTACCGCTCTGGTCAGGCTAGGGTGAAAGTCACATGATTGCCCAGACCCTCACAACTTCGTTTAAACAGCAGCTTCTGACGGCTACGCACGACTTCACTGCGTCCACAGGGGATACGTTCAAGATGGCTTTGTATCTGCCTACGGCTTCCTTGGGTGCGGATACGACTGTTTACACGGCTACTGGTGAGATCACGGGAACAGGCTATGTGGCGGGTGGGATAGCCCTGACAACGGTTACGCCCACATCTACGGGAACCACTGCGTTTACATCGTTCAGTACCGCCACGTTTACAGGTGTGGTTGATCCTTCTATTGCGGGGGCTTTGATCTACAACAGCACCAAAAGTAACAAGACTGTAGCGGTACTGGATTTTGGTGGTATGAAGATTTCTACGGCGGCAGTTCCGCTGGTTATCACGTTTCCAACGGCATCATCTACGACTGCCATCATTCGGTTCCCTTGAGAGGTTCATATGTCTATTGAAAAAGCGGTATCCACCGATACCATGTCCAGTGGGCTGATTGCCGGGACTCGGTTTAGTGAGTCTGCCTTGGCTCTGGGGCAGTTCAACTTTGAATGTATTGGTGCTGACGGCAAGGTCAAATGGACTGATATCGTCCCCAATCTGGTAGTCAATGAGGGTCTGGCTTATATGGCGGGATCATCTTTGACCAGTGTTACTCAGGTTACCGCTTGGTTTATTGGGCTGTACGGGGCTGGAGCAAGTAACACCCCTGCTGCTGCGGATACGATGTCTTCACACGCTGGTTGGACTGAGAATGTCGGGTACAGCAACGCTACCCGTGTGGCTGTTACCTTTGTGAATGCAACGACTGCCAACCCTTCGGTGGCTACTAACTCAGCCTCTCCTTCGGCGTTTACGATCAATGCAACCTCCACAGTTGGCGGGGCTTTCCTGACCAGCGGCAGTGCAAAAAGCGGAACTGCCGGGACTTTGTTCTCGGCTTCTGACTTCACTTCGCCGGGGGATAGGTCTGTAGTGTCTGGGGATACAGTCAATGTGACGTACACGCTGAGTCTGGCGGGGTAATGTGTTTGGAATCTCTGCGTTCGCAACAACACCGTATG